GGCAACGGCGTTCTTCCAGTAGTCCGGGGAGTTGATGACCCCCAGCCCCGCCAGCTTTTCAATGGCCGCGTCCGCCTCGCTCTGAACGTCCGCCGCGTTGACCCAGCCGTAAACCGTGGACCCACCGCCGCTCTCTTTGATCAGGTGGTAGGGGTGTTTTGCACCCTTTGAAATCGCCGTGACTTTCGCCTTTCCAGGCTTGCAGGCTTTCTCGCTCGCCGCGTTCGCGCTTGTGAAGTGCTGGTTGCCCGTAAAGTGCACCACGTCGCCCACGGCGAACGCCAGTGCGCCGGAGGTAGCAGAGGACCAGTTGGGCTTCTGCGCCGTTCCTGCGCCGCCTGTGGCCGCGCCTGCGGTGTCGTAGGTGATATACGGCAACTTGCCATGCTTCACCCACCTGCGCCCGTTCATGCCGGAGATCGCGCCGATATTCAGGCACGCCGTCACCTGCACGCAATTCTTGAACGCCGGGGAACACTCGATCACCTTTCCACCGCCGATGTAAACGCCGATATGACCTTTCATCCACACGGCTTCCCCCGGAACGATCTTGCTGAAATTGGTGGAAACGCCGGAACACTTTGTAATCATGGTGTCGGCTCCGATGTCCGGCACGCCGCCGTAGGCGTAGGACGCGCCGCCGTAGGTTTTGGACGCGTCGCCGCTCCATCCCCAAAGAACGCCCTTGATAAGACAAACGCAATCGAACCCGAAAACAGGCGGGTTCTTGTTGGCTGCGGCCTTGATCATGGCCGTGCGTGCCGCCTGCTTGTTGTAACTGTGGTTCGTGCAGTACCGGGACACGTTGCCCCCGGTCAGGGTCGCGCCGAAACAGCCCATGACGTACAAGTGTCTTGTAATTGTCCACGATGTCTTGCAGTTTCTTGATAAATTCAGACGCTTTCATTTTGCCCTCTCCTTTCGCATCTGCGGGGCGTTCCGCCCCAGCCGTGATGTTTGACCCGCCGCCCGCTCTGGCTTGTCCTGCGCCGTCGTAGGCCGTCAGGCTGTATGATTCGATAAGCTGAATCAGCTTGTCCGCGTAATTCGGGTTCGTGGCATAGCCCGCCGCCTTGATTGTCCGGCAAGCGGTTTTATAGTCCCGCTCCCCGACAACGGCTTTGTACCGGGTCGCGCCCGTCAGCAACGCCGAATGGTTCTCCACACTCTCTTCCCAACTGTTGTATGCCCGGAACAGCGCCGTCACGGTGGTAAAGTTCACGCCGTCGTAACACTCTTGCGTTTTCGTGCTGTAAACCCGGCCTTTCCAGTTTGTCCCCGCCTTGATGCCGAACAGGGCGTTTGCTTTGACGGTTAGGCCGGATTTTCCCCATTCGCTTTCAAGGATTGCTTGCGCAATCGTAAGGGATGCGAGAACGCCGCTTTTCTGCATATCTGCGGCGGCAAGGTTGCCCACCCGCTCAATAAATGCTTTCTGTTCCTGTGTCATTTGTGTTCCTCCGCTATGGCTGAATGTTGTTCAGGTCAACGGGCATTCCCTCCGTTGCCGTCGGGTTTGCCTGCTTGATCTTCACAACGTTTTCGCATTTTGCTTTCCACGAATAAAATCCGATCACTGTTGCCGTGGGCGCGCCGACATAGGTTAGAAATACCCCAAGTTGCGACGGGTCAATGACAACGGTCCGAACGCCCACGACGAACCCGCCGAAATAGGTTAAGAGAACCGCCCAAAGAACAAGCTTTGAACACTCGATCTTCGGGCGGTTTTTCTCTTTATTCTCTTTGCGGCGGCGGGGCTTCCGGCCCCCGAACAGCAAAACGGCGGCAAGCCCGCCGATCAGCCCGGCGGCGGCGCTTAATAGATAGCCCATGCCGCGCCGCCTTTCTTATTCGTCCTGGTGGTCCGTGTGGTTCGTGATGTTCTCAAGCCGATCAATGCGCTTGTGTGCCTGCTTCGCGGATTGCTCAACCGCCGTAATCCGGGAAATAAAGTCGGTGTTCGTCTTTCTCTGCTCCCGCTGTTCGGCTTTGATGTCGTCGATTCCGCCTTTGATATAGCCTATTTCCGTAAGAACGGTCGCATCCTGCTTCGCGTCCGCGGTGGTGTCGCTCTTCTTATTCCGCGTAAAGGTGGCATAGCCGAACACGATTGCACAAATCGGGCTTAAAATCCCGATAATGGTAATGAAATCTTGCATTCCCTGTTACCTCCCATGAATGAAATCCCCGTAAACGCTTTTCAGCGAATACGGGGTATCGGGAGGTTTGCCGCCCCTCCCATACACGGTGGAATCATAAATCCAAATCAGCCAGCGGGCGGTATCCTCCGCCCAAATCGCAAGGGGCATAATAAAGAACCAGAGCAGGGCGAACGCCGGGCAAATCTGCCCCAGCACGTTTCCGGGCTGATTGCTGTAATCCCAAACGTTCAGACCCAGCCATAGGTTCAGCACGCACCCGCTCACGAATTCCACGGCAAGGACGATCAGCGCGCCGATTACCGCTTGCAGGGCAACCGGGGCGCGGTAGAACCGGGGGATTTGATTGATCGCCCCCACAAGAACCCCGCACAAGCCGCCGACGATCAACATAGAGGGGTGGGACCTGCCGCGGAACAGCACTTCGAGGGCGACATATACTATTCCCAGCGCGGCCCAAAGCGTCAAAATCCGTTTCATACTTCACCACCGCCCGCCGCTTCGATGATTGCCGCCATGCTTGCCGCAAGGTCGTCGGGAAGTTCTGCGCCGTAGGTGATCGCCGGGAGTTCGTCAAGACCGGCTCGCTTAATCCACGCGTTCACGTGGTTGCAGTATGTCCGATGGTAAAAAACGTGTGCGGTCGCGGCCTGCGCCAGCACGGTGAATTCCTCCGCCGGGTACATTCGGCAAAGTTCGCCGTCGGCGTGGTACGGGACCGCCGCCGCGCCCTCTTTTACCACCTGTGCTTGTGCCAGCAACTCCGTTTGATCGTGTTCGGTCAAACTGTAATGGCACCCGCTGACGTCAATTCCGGCATAGATCGCCGTGGAACAGGCAAGGCCAATTTCCTCTTTCTTCGCCTTGCGAACCTGTTCAACATCGTTCCAGTCGGCGGGCGGCTGAATTCCCAGCCGCTCCAGCCGCATATTACGAATGCTATCTTCTCTGTGCTGTACGCTCATTCAAAATTACCTCCCACGGAAGAAATAAAGCAATCGCCCGTCGCATCTTTGCGCTTCACCTTGATGCGGAAATTGTAGCCCCAAGCGCTCGCCGTTTTGGTTGTGTTGGAAAGGAAAAACTTGCTTCCGCTGGTGACGGCCTGCGTCACGTCCTCCCATGTGGGGGAAGCGTCGTTTCCGTTGTTGCACGCTTCAACGGTGAACGTTGCCCCCGCCGGAATCTGCCGGGTGACGCTCATAATTGCTTTTGTAATCATGTCGTCAGCGGCAAGCGGGGTCGCAAGGGTCAATTCAATTTCGGTTTCGTTCTTCGCGAACGTATAGGTCCGGGTGGCGGTGCCGCCGTAATCGTCCGTCGCGGTGATCGTCAGTGTGTGTGACCCGTTCAACAGCTTCACCCATTCTGCCGCGGTGACATTGAACGAATAGTTTTTCCCGCTGGTAGCGGTGAAGCGTCGTTTCTCCGTGCCGTCGATCTTCTCGATAACCGTTACCGTCTGCCCGCTGTCCGGGTCGGTCACGACGTACGCTTTCGCAAATGCCCCGGTCTTTGTGCCAAGGTCCGATCTGCTTTTGATAGCCGCTTATACATTGTTTTGCTTAAAATACTGAATCTAACCGGCATAGCCGGAGGTTCTTTATCTCTAACTCACCACAACAGAATAAAGCTCGTCATCTCAATATCTATACGCTGAGACGACGAGCCTTATATACAAAATCTAACACCTACACAATAAACGCTTCAATTGAGGATAAAACCAAATTCATATTCAGGTAAAATCATGTGCAGTAAAATCTGTTCTTCTTTTGTAATAGTACCGATCCGGTTTCTCTGCCCATCATTCGGAATATCCTGCAGCACAACCTCTAATTCTCCACGATAATGCGCCAAATTATCATTCACAACCAGCACATCGCCACGCGTAAAATGCGATCGATTCTCCACGCGCGGCGGAATGCTCACTTCTCTACAGGAAAGTCTGGGCAGAGAAGAACGAATCATATAATCAGATGCATCCACTCGATTAAAGTGACGGTATTGGGAAACGATGCTTTTCTCAAGATCTGTCACACCGTCAGCCAGATTCATCTTCATCGTAATACGGCTTTTGTCTACCTGTGCCATTGCGCAAAGTTCATCTTCCGTTGCAAAACAGTTTCCAATGATAATATCATCAATCAGGCCTGTCGCCAGCAAATGACGCATTTGCAGATCAATGGGCAGATCACGATGCATTTCACAGGTAGGCAGTCCCTCGCTGACCGGCCACGGACCAAAGGTATTCTCATTATGACTAGATACAAAAGCTGCGGTGCGAAATCCAGCCTTTTTATATTTGCCGGCCAGGTATCTGAAGCGTTCAAACCCCATGCCGGTATAACGCTGCGGATAAAAATTATGACAAGTAATCATATTGTGTCTGTCTGCACCGCGTTCAAGCAACAGCTCCAAATCCATATTTTGCGAACTATTAAATTCAACCGCGATGTGATAAGGATTACGTGTAATTGCAACATCCTCAGTTGATCCGAAATGGCCATCTAGCCGGATAATGTCCACACCCATATCTGCAAACGGCTTGAGGTCAAAAGGAGTCGCACCTAACTTGGAAAAAATTTCAGGATTGGTGTCAACCGCCACTTCAAACTGATAACGGTGTGCCCGATCCATAAAATCAGTAAAGGTAGAAATAATTTCTTCCCTTTCTCCTTTTCCAGAAAGCAAACAGGTAAAAATCCGCTTAAATCCATATCGAGCCGCAAGTGCCATATAGGCATCATCTTTTTCCGGCGTGCTGTGCTGCGGATATAACGAAATTCCCATTTTATTCAT